GCCTTGTCGAGCAGCCCCGACCCCTCGGGCAGTTCCGCGACGTGGACCGGGAGTTCGGGGTGGACCGCCTTGAGCGACGCGATCGACCGTTCCAGCAGGGCCGGCACCCGCCCCCCGCCGGGCCATGTGATGTAGAGGACTCCCCGGCTCATGCCACCTCCGTCTTGACGCTGTTCGTCCGCTTCCGCCAGTCCATGAAGTGAACGTGGCGCGTGCGGAGGTGGCCGTCTCCGGCGTCGTGCAGCTCGGCGACCATCGGCTGCAAGTGGCCGATGCGGACGTGCGGATCGACGTACAGCGTGTTGCCCGCCTCCTGCCACTTCCTCCAGAAGTACATGTCCGAGTCGAGCCTGCCCTTCGTGCGGTACGACCCCTGCGGGTCGGGCCGGTTCACGAACCAGGGCTTCGGCATCTTCGCCAGCGACTCCGTCCGCAGCAGCGTCAGGCCGAAGTGGGCGGTGTCACACTTCACCGCATCGTCCGCCCCGAACTCGAACTCGGTGTGCTCGCCGATGGACATGATCGGCGTCTCCTCCGACCCCCGGCGGGGCTGGATGGCCGCCAGTGCGTCCATGTGCGGGTTGTCCCCGAACCGCCGCAGCAGGTCGCTGACGTGGCCGGCGGTGAACATGGAGTCGTAGTCCATGGTCAGAATCCAGTCCACGTTGCCCCGGTCCAACAAGTCCTCGAAGGCGTTCGAGACGCCGTGGTCCCACCACGCCCCGAACGCGATCACCTGATCGACCAGCCCGAACGGCGAAAGCGCCGCACTGTGGCACCCCCAGTGCGGGTTCCAGCCGCACATCGGGACGCTCATCACGCTCACGATCTGAATGTCTTCGCCCATGCCCTGCCTCCCAGCAGTTGAGATGTCCGTTCAAACCCCCCGTCCGGCTTGCCACCGGACGGGGAGGGGTAAAGCCTTAGCTGACGATGACGGCGACGCTGTTGGTCAGGCCGCTGACCATCCCGCCGGTGGCGGAGGGGTACTGCTCCAGCCGGGTCGTCTTGGCGGTCGCGGACACCAACTGCGTCTCGTTCGAGACGCCGGCCGTGCCGGCGGTGAACGTGAGGTGCAGGTAGCGCTTCTTCGTCTTCGTGTCCACCTTGTAGGTGACGTTGCGGGCGAACTTCAGGCCCGTGCGGTCGGCCACGATGGTGGTCGCGTTGGAGACGTTGGTGTCGGTCGCTTCGCCGAGGCTGATCGAGCCGCCCGTGGCCGAGGCCACGCCGGTCGTCGCAATGTCGGAGACGTTGACGTCGATCTCGACGTAGTCGGCGCCCATCGTGTCGATGAAGCCGACCTGCGTGTGCCCGGCGGTGCGGGAAACCGGCGAGATCATCGCCTTGGTGACGTTGTTCTGTGCGTGAACCATTGGGGTTGTTGTGTACCTTGTGAGGAAGGTGAGGGGCTGGGGCGGGTGGGCATTGAACCCACAACTCCTGCCGGCGGCTTTGCCGTTTAAGCCTACCGCCCCAGCCGACTCATTAGCTGGCCGAGGACATCAGGCCGACGACGGGGCCGGCGGCGCTGGAGGTGCCGAGGTCGTGCCACACGGCGTCCCAGCGGGTCGTGCTGCGGACGGCGATCTCGTCGGTCTGGAACTTGAAGTCCACGCTGAAGGCGATGGTCGTCGCCCGGCGGTTGCCGAACGTGCCGGCGAGGGAGTGGTCGCCGAACGTGCAGTACACGACCGAGGCCGTGTCCGTGCTCGGGTACTTCTGCGAGATGACCACCGGGTAGCCGAGGAACGTCTTGTCGCCGGCGCTGGCGACGTCGGCCTTGGTGACGCCGCCGACCCCGTAGGCCAGCCGGCACATCACCTGCGACCAGAACGTGCGGTGGCACACGAACTTGGTGTTCGGCCCGTCGGCGTACTGCGGCAGGATGCCGATCAAGCGGTGGAAGTCCGCGAGCGTGATGTCGGCGAAGGCGTTGGAGGTCTGGAGGATCAGGCCGCCGCCCTCGTCCACGCCGTTGATGGTCTTGAGGGCCGGGCGGATGCCCTGGATGCCCTGGTAGGTCGCGCTGCCGTCGCCGTTGAAGATGCAGTCGTCCTCGTTGCTGGCGAAGGCGTAGGCGATCTCGCCCGCGAGGCGGTCGCCCAGCGAGATCATCGAGTCCTCGTTCAGCTCGGAGGTGAGGAGCGTGTACGTCCCCCACTTCTTCGCCACGAGGCCGACGCGGTCGAACGTCAGGCCGCTCTCGGTGATCGACGTGCTCTCGCCCAGCGGGTAGACGGTCAGGCCGCCCGTGCGCCGGTTGAACGACAGCGTGTCGCTGGTCATCGGCTCGTTCGCCATCAGCCCGCGACCGACGCCGTACTGCTCGCGCAGATCGACCATGCGGTTGCTGAACTGTTCGTTGACGAGGTAGCCGCCGACGGTGTTGGTGCCCTCGTTGAGGGCGGCCTTCTCCGTCAGGATGATGCCGTTGGACTTGGCGTACTCCAGGGCCTTCTGGGCGGCGCCGGCGTTCTTGATCTTCTGCGGCATGTCGGCCGCGATGCCGGCGAGAAAGAGCGCGCCGAAGCCGTAGGCTTCCTTGTCGCTCTTGCAATGCCGGAGGCTGCCGTAGCGCTTGCCGAGGCCGAGGTCGTCGCCGAAGTCCTTGACCTTGATCTCGGCGACCTTGGCCTTGACTTCCTTCAGTTCCTTGTGGGCGGAGGCGACGTCGGTGCGGAGGGTTTCGAGGTCGGACGCCTTGGGGAGCGCCTTGATCTGCTCGCCGAGGTCGCCGACGCTCTTGATGACGTCGGCCACCGTCGGGGCGGTGTTCTTGTCACTCATTGCGAGTGGGGTGTTCCTTACTTGTTGGTGTGGTGGGCTAGTGCCTGCGTCGCCTTTTCGATGGCTTGCAGGGCGGTGAGGATGTCCGCCGTGGCGGAGACTTCTTCGGACTTCGCGGCTTCGGTGTGGCCGGCAGTCGAGTCCGCGCACTCCTTGGACTTGCCGGCGTAGAAGGTGTCTTCGAGGTCGTCGAGGCGGGTGAAAAGTTTGGTGAGCGTGGCGTTCAGGGCGTCGAGGTCAGCCTTCGTGAGCAACTGGGCCTTACTGACGTGGGCGTAGCCCTCGGGGTCGTAGGTCTGCACGAGTCGGTCGCTCGGGTACGTCTCCTCGTACGCCCGCATGACCGAGGCGTGCTCGTTCGCCGGCAGGGCGACGCAGGACACTTCCATCAGTTCCGACTCGGTGAAGTCGTAGCCCTTGTCCTTACCGAGCGGCTCGGCCTTGACGGGCCTGAACCCGATGGAGAAGTCGGTCATGTCGCCGGAGTCGTAGAGGCTCTTGTAGTGCTTCCCCAGCGGCGTCGGGGCGAACTTGGCGGCGAAGGCCAGGGCCGGCTTGCCGGTGCCCTTGTGCGTCACCCGCGCGAACTTCAGCACGCGGCCGACCACGGGGCTTTCGCCGCTGGGCAGGGAGCGGAGGTGCGAGGCGAACAGCTTGATCGGTGACTCGGCCCGGTGGTTCTTCAGGCTCACGCCCGCCACCCGCACGATGTCCTTGTCGCGGTCCTCGGCCTCGACCGTGGCGTAGGCGCACAGGTCGGCGTCGTCGCCCGCGAGGGCTTTCAACTCATCCGTGTAATCTTCGCTCTTGACGACAGAGCCGGTGGCGGCGTGGGTCTTGGTGGGCATTACGCCTTGCAGGTGATGGTGTAGGTGTGGGCGGACTGTCCGCACTTGCGGCAGCGGGGCGGGGTGATCGAACCCCACGGGATCGGGTAGTCGTGCCAACCGCCCGAGGGGCATTCGTCGGGAGGGACGTGGAGTGGCGCGGGCGGGAGTGTGGGCCACTGGAGCGGCAGCCGCTCCAGTTCCCGCACCCGCTTTTCCAACTCCTCGATCCGCTCCCTATCGGTCACAGTCCTAGCGCCTTCCTGAGATGCGAGTCTTTCTGGAGGTCGTTGAACAGCTTGCGGGCCGCCGCCAGCAGGGCCTCGCGGTCGGAGCCGTGCTCCTTCTGGAGCCGCCGCAGCTCGAAGCGGATCTGGCGGATCTCGGCGTGGAGCGGGGCGCCCAGTTCGTTGATCGCGTCGGCGTCCTTCAGGCCCCACAGCTCGCCCTTCGCCAGCGTTTCCATCGTGAGCCGGCGGAGCGAGCGGACGAGGCGGACGGCCTTGGCGAGTTGCTGCTTCTGCTCGGCGGAGAGGGAGGGGGGCGACGGGTGGGATTCGAACCCACAGTGGGCTGGACCTTCCGATCCAGCCGGCCCATCGGATAGGGCTTTCGCTTCAACCTTTTGTATACCGTCGTCCCCCGCCTTCGCCGCCGGCTTGGGCTTGTCGCCCCCGCCGCCCTCGGCCCCCGCCGGCTTGGGCACGAGGCCCGGCACCAGCTTCTTGTTCATCTCCAAGTCCGTCACGTTGACGAACTTGTTCTCGACCCAGACGTGGCTGCGGGCGGGGCTGTCGGACCCC